TTTATACAAAATAATGTTGATACGGCGGTAATTGCTAATACTCTAGAGCACTTTACACAAACAGAACACGGTAAAGGGACAGTAATAGTTAACCCTGTTCCTATTATCAAGAAAACATTACAACTATTATCTGGCACGTATGCTCTAAGTATTGTTTTTTGTGATACAAATGAAGTGTTCCTTGCAAGGTCGGGATCAATTCTTCATTGCAACACAAAAGGTGATTACTCGACAATGCCAGGTACAGGATTTAAAGAAATTCCAGAAGGGGTTATAGTTAAACTTAACAATAGAACACGGAGGTGGAATAAGGTAGGTAAATTTAAACATGATTCACCATTCTCGTTTATATAATGGATACAATGATATTCTCAGCAACAGCAGGTAAAGAAAAAGATACTTTATTATGGAAAACAACAGAAAAAGATACTGTTGTTTTTAAAGAAAATAATAAAGACTCCTTACAAAAGGTGTATAATAAAGCTATTGATTTTGCAATTCAAGAAGATGTACAAAAGTTGGTATTAGTGCATGATGATGTTATTTTAGAAAACTACTCTGATAGTAAATTAGATAGTCTATTTGAAAAGTTTGATGTTATAGGGTGCGCTGGAACTACAGAGGTTAAACTAAAGCCACCAGCGTTATGGCATCTTATGGGTGGTGGTTTTAGTTCCGGAAATTTATATGGTGCAGTTGCTCACGGTGATGAAAATAATAAACATATGACAGCCTTTGGAAAATACCCGAAGCGAGTCGTATTACTCGATGGAGTCTTTTTAGCAATTCATCGACGCGTGTTTGAAAAAGTTCGTTTTGATGAAGATTGCCCATCAAAGTGGCATTTTTATGATTTAGATTATTCTATGCAATGTCATAAAAAGGGATTTAAATTAGGTGTAGGGGACATTTTAATAACACATAACTCTCCTGGTCTTACTTCGTTCACAAAGGAGTTTAATGAAGGTCAGCAGTGGTTCTTAGATAAGTGGAAAACGAAATAACCTATAATATTATTGTATTGTGAGTAAACTGGACTTAGATTATTTTGAAAATGTCCTTATGTATAAGTCTCTTACTGATGGGACTTATCTTGCTTCTATTGCTGACTTTGTTCAACCAGATTACTTTAAAAACAAAGCAATTGCGAGTATTTTTGGTATTATTAAAGACTTTTCGGAAAACCGAAACAAGCTTCCTACTGTAACGGAAATTAAATCGTACTTAGTATCTGATGAACAAAAGAGTTCGTTTAAAGAACTAGTACAATCGTTTAATGATATTGATAAGAACCTAGATCGTGATGAATTGTATGATAATACGGAACAGTTCCTAAAAGAAAAGGCTGTTTATCATACAATGCTTGGCGTAGCAGAAGATGTATCAAGTGGTAAGGTAGATACGTCTGATGTTTTAGATAAATTTGAAAAGTCTTGTAATATAAGTCTTGTAACAGATTTAGGTTTAGATCTTTATACTAATATCGATACACTAATAGATGATATTAACTCTGTAGAACGGCATATTCCGAGTAAGTGGGAATGGTTAGATAATAATCTCGGTGGTGGTTTTTTGGAAGCTGGAAAATCACTGTATGTTTTCGCCGGTGAGACAAATATAGGTAAGTCTATCTTTTTAGGTAACATAGCACATAATATTGCTCATGAAGGTAAAAACGTTTTACTTGTTACGCTTGAGATGTCAGAGCTGTTATACGCAAGACGTATTTGTACTAACGTTACTAAGGTACCTATGAAAGAGTTGGCAGGCAATACCCCTGCTATTAAACAAGCAATTAGTGAAGAAAAAGGTAAGATTTTTATTAAAGAGTTTCCACCTTCTACTATTACCCCTAACCAGTTAAAAGGGTTTATTAAGAAGTTTCAAGAACAAGGTATTGAGCTAGATGCAATTGTACTCGACTATCTTAACCTTATGCACTCTACAATGGGTAATAACTCATATGAGCGAATTAAGCATGTCACTGAACAAGTACGTGCTATGAGTTATTTGTTTAATTGTCCTATTATTTCTGCAACGCAGTTAAATCGAGCGGGATTTGATACCGATAATCCTGATCTAGCTACTATTTCTGAATCTATTGGTCTTGCAGCAACTGCAGACGTAATATGCTCTATCTTTCAAAATGAAGAAGATAGAGAATTAGGAATTATTAGACTCGGTATGATGAAAAACCGGTATGGCCCGAGAGGAACATCACAAGCTATGCGTATTAACTACTCTACACTTACTATCGAAGAAGCAGATGATGTAGAATTTGAGGATGATAGTATGGAAACCCTTAACGCGTTAGCCGGACTTGCATCGTAAGGAACTCTTTGTAAATAGTAATAGTGAACATCCAAGTATGGACAGATACCGATTTACATGGCGCCGGTTCAGCGCTGCTATTAAAGTGGTTATATAAAGGTGCTGATACGTTTAGCATACAGGATGTCTCTGAATCCACATTAACGGGTAGATTTAAAGGCGCTTTGCATACTCTTGGGCATTACGATAGAGTGTATATAGCTGATCTAGATTTAACATCTGAACAAGTACACCTTGTCGATAAAGAAAATGTTGTAGTTATTGATACACATAGAAACCACGCTGCTAATAAACACTTATATAAAAAAGCTAAAGTTATAATCGATTCAGATACATATTCTAGTGTAAGTTTAATATACGACAAGTTTAAATCTCATCTATCCGATTTAACGACTGAACAAATTGACTTAATAAAATGTATTGAATCATATGATTGGTATAATGCGGAAAATAAAGACTCTTTAAAATTAAATGCAATATATTATAATCTCAATTCTCCAAAAACGGAAAATTTTATTAATGCATTTGAAACTGGGTTAAGAGAATTTACTATTCAAGAAAAAAACGCTATTAAGCTATACTTTAAAAAATTTAAAGACCAGCTGACTAACGATACCTTTAAGGGTACCGTTAAAAACTACAATGTTATTGCTACTTTTGCAAACTATGCAATAAATGAACTTGCACACTACTTGATTAAAAAGTATAAAGCTGATATTAGCATTATAGTCAATACGCAGGCCAAGACAGTGTCGTTTAGAAGATCGAAACTATGTGACGTTGATGTTAGTATACTAGCTCAAAAGCTATGTGATGGAGGAGGACATGCCTCAGCAGCGGGTGGTAAGTTAACTAATAAATTTGCAACTTTAACCAAGGAATTTACCCCATGTTAATCGTTAACGCTCCAAAATCACCCTCTTCAACGTTAATTAAGGATGAGTCTGACCACTTGTTAATGTGCTTTTGTACATTTTGTTCTCTATTAAAAGGCAAAAAGCTCTCATTACAAAATGTGTTTATCTTGGTATTACAGGAGGAGCGACTTAGAAATATTCTAAAAGACCTTTTAACCATTGAAACTAACTTTGATGTAGTTAAACTATTTATAGACTTTGAACCTTCGATTACCAAATCGAAATATATTACAAAGTTCCTTAATGCTAATTCAAACATCAAGTTATGATTAATGAAAAGGAAAAATCTATATATAACAGTTTTTTATACGCGTCTCGAAAAGCAAAGAACAAGCCAGTCCGGCTAAGACAGAATTTTGATAATTTAGAAAGTAAAGATGAAGTAGCTTTAAAGAAGCTTAACTTACTTTTATCAAAATATACGCATATAAATTATAGCGATTTTTTTATTGCCCCTTATAAGGTGTATGGTGCAGATAATTACTTTGACTTATCTTTTTTTAATACGAGAAGAGCAATTAAATGTTATTCAATGTATTGTAAGGATAAGGAAACACAAGACCCGGATAGTGAAGATACTATCGATACATTAAAGGAATGTTTAAAATTTATTTACAATTACTGCGATGATAAAAAAATAACACTCCAGGAATATAAAACATATATACCGGGAGTAGCTTCGGATCTTTTACCGGATAGTGCAATACCAGAAGTATTTTATCATTTAAAAAACCACCATATTAATTTTTACACACTACACGCGCTTTATATGGATACAGCAGTAAAAGATATAGATACAGAAATATTCAATTGGTTTATACCTGATTTTATAGATTTATATTCCAAGACACGTATTAAATTTTTAAGTTCCAAATCACTTAAGGAAAAGGCAAAAAAGGGTCTGAAAATAATAGAACAAAAACTGTTGAAGTTCAGCGCGCAGTCGTTATAATTATGGCATGAGTACTTTTAATACTTCAATGTTTCAATCAATTAAAGACGCGCTAGCAAGCTCTGATAGTAAGGGCTCTGCTACATTCAACGAGATTATGCAGACTAAGGTCGGTAATACGTTTACGGTTAGACTTTTGCCTTTTGCAAAAGATCCTAGTAAGACATTTTTTCACTATTACAATCACGGGTGGAATTCTTTTGCTACTGGACAGTATGTGCAGACGTTAAGTCCGCAGACGTTTGGTGAGCGTGATCCTATCGCTGAAGAGCGCTTTAAGGTTCTTCGTACTGGTAGTGAAGAAGATAAAGAAAAGATGAGTGCTGTTCGTCGTTTGGAGAAATGGCTCGTTAATGTGTATGTTATTGACGATCCTGTTAATCCAGATAATAACGGTAAAGTAAAAATTCTCCGATACGGTAAGCAGCTTCAAAAAATTATTACTGAAGCTATTGAAGGTGAAGATGCTGAAGAGTTTGGTCCACGTATTTTCGATCTTGGTTCTGAAGGTGTAAACTTTAAGATTAAGGTTGAGCAGCAAGGTGATTTTCCAACATACGTTTCTTCGAGATTTACCGCTGCTGGTAAAGTTGATCTTTCGGAAGACCAGCAAAAAGATATTTACGACGGTGTGTTTGATCTTACCGAGGTGTTTACTCTTAAGTCTTATGATGATCTTAAGGAAATGTTCAATGAGCATTACTATTGCAAGACTGAAGATTCCGCTCCGGAGACTACAGCGCCAGTGCCGGATGTAACACCGACTGAGCCAGAGCCGGTAGCTGTTGCTAATGACACGGTAGAAGAAGATATTGACGACCTGTTAAAAGATCTTTAATATGCAAGAGCCACCAATGACACCAGAGCAGAAGGCTGCTGTTATGCAGTTTATGGGACAGGCTTATGGTCATGCTCATAAACAAGATCAAATGATTATTGGTCAGAGTGGAAATTTATCACCAAATTCTAATCAAATAAAACAAGTCTTTGAACAAACTGCGAGAATACCAACAGTACAACAGCAAGTACCTCAACATGTACCTCAACATGTACCTCAACAAGAGCAACCACCAGAAGCATTCCCTGCGGAAGTTGCTCCAGTAACACCTGAGCAAGCTCAAAGAGAATTAAATCAAGCTCTTACACGAGAAAGTAGCAATCAGATGGATTTGGATTTTTCAGAACCATCTAAAGTAGATAAAATGATTAGCTTACTTGAAAAGCAAAATTTGCTTCTTAAAGAAATTAGTCTAAAATTAGATAATGGAAAATCTTCTAAAGCTAGTAAACAAAAGTGAATTTTTAAAATTTTTAGATGCAATATCTAAAATTAATGATCAAGGCGTAATACTTGATGTTAAAGATGGGCAAGTATCTGCTCTTGTGTCGAGTATAGATAGTACTTTAATTCTTCATACAGGTTTATCCGGTATACATGGATCAAATAGTACGTTAAATATACCCGATGTTAAAAAGCTAAAACATGTTCTTGATACTATCGAGGGTGAAAATGTAGATCTAATTGTCAATCAAAACAACATCGAGTATAAAGGAACGGATATTAAGTTTAAATATCATCTCTACGAAGAAGGTTTTATTACCCGCCCTAATATTAACTTGGATAAAATTAATAAGTTTACATACGATGTTGAATTTAAATTAGATAGAAATACCTTGCAACGTATTTTTAAAGGCTGCGGATTTGCTCATGAAACTAACAAAATTTATTTCTATACTGATAATAATAAGTTAATGGCAGAGCTTACAGATAGAGCTCGACACAATACAGATAATTTTACGTTATCAGTGTGTGATGCTGACTTTACATTAGATCCAATTCCGGTTAATTTAGACAATATTAGACTTTTATCAGTTATTGATGATGAATTTACTGTAAGGGTTAATACTGAATACGGTGTCGTTGTATTTGATATTCAAAGCAATGATATTAAATTAAAGTATATAATTTCAGCCTTAACTCAATGACCGCAAACCAAAAGAAAAATAAACTTAAAACGCCGGGGTATTTTATCAAACGTCTTAAAGATAATGATTTCGTTACTTTACGTATCTTTACAAAATACAGTGAATCTGATCCTCGAAAATGGACTGTACTAGTTGACCCATCCGGTGCTTCAGTTTATATAACATGTTTTGAAAATACCCCTTTTAAAGGAGAATACCTCTTTCAATTTAATGACGGTAATCAAATCTTTAATAACAATTTTAGTCTAAAGACTGATTCTATTGAAGTCGTTGTGCAGAAGCTTTTAAAGAGCGGAGTTCGGCAAAAGGATGAAAGTAGTTTTCTTAAATAAATAACAATATGGGCGATGAAGATCAAGATCAAACCTTCGAAAATGACGAAGAGCTGAGAGAATTGGTTGAACGGGCTTTGAGGGAAAATATAAAGGAGAAAAAAACGTTTAAGCGACGTAAAGATTTAGCCTATAGGATATCCTCCATACTTAGTGAATATTTGGATAGTTATATAGTGTTAGGTTATGACTTTAATGGGAGACATTTAGATATAAAAGCAGCGAATACACCTCAACAAGCAGAAGCCCTAAATTCGTTCTTACTTAAATATTTTGCCTCAGAAGCACATTCAATAAAAGGTATTAATCCCCCAGGTCCTGATGAGTTACTGTAAAAGAGAAATTTATGCTGTTGATACTGGCGATTACATTGGACAAATGTTTGCTATAGTTGAGTTAACAGATGATACAGTAGGGTGTCTTTCCCTCCCAAAAATGGAGAACGTTAAAGTTCCAAGAGAGTCATTTGATAATGGAAGGAACAATGATATAATTACATTTGTAGAGAAGCTACCTAAAAAGGTATATTCTGTTGTTGAAGCACAATACAAAAAGAATGAAAACTCTGATAATAGACGGGAACAACTTAATACACCGAACGTTTTATACAGCGAAGGCTCAGTCGAAGAAGACAAAAAACCACTCGGATTACCAGGTAAATAACTTTCACATATACTTTACGCTTAACGCTGTTAGCTCCTACGTGAAGCAGTTTGTTCCAGATAAGACAATATTTGTATGGGATGAAAAGAAAGAGTATAAACCTAATATACGCAAGAGTATACTTAAAGAATATAAAGGTAATAGATCCAAAGACTCTACCCCTCATCAAAATAACGAAGTAATTAAATCTATACTCTATTCAATGGGAATTAATTCTATTTTTCCACGCGAGTTAGAAGCTGATGATATTGTTGCGTATATTTGTAGAGAGCACGAAGGCTCAAAAGTTATCGTATCTGTAGATAGAGACTTTTTACAGTTAATTAGTTCTGAATGTACTCTATATGATCCTATACGTAAGAAGTTTTTTGAAGATGGTAATTTTGAAGAACAAACCGGTTACAGAGATGTTGATCAATGGTTTACAGCAAAATGCCTAACTGGAGACAAGTCAGATAATGTAGCAGGTATTCCGCGTTTCGGGAAAGCGTCGGTTAAAAGGTATTTTGAGGACCCAAGTTATATGCTAGATGAAAAACAACGAGAAATATTTAAACGAAATTTAGATATATTTTGTTTGGATAAGTATGAGTCACTTCCGGAAGAAAGGCAGTATTATAAGGAACAATTAGAAGTTAAAGTAGACCCTTGTTATAAGACATTTCTTTCTCATTGTGAAGAACATTCGTTTAAGCGTATACTTGATAAGAAAGAAGACTGGCATAATTTGTTTTTTATGAAAAGTCTGTATAATAAGTTAAATGATATCGCTTCCTGAAGACTTTGTTATACTTAAGTTTTTTGAGTTAGGTTACTATCCAAAGTATAACAAATTTAACAATGTATATCAGTGTAGTTGTCCTATATGCAGGGAAGGTAAATCGTTAGGCAAAAAAAGACGGTGTTATTACATTCCTAAAAATGAAAATATTTTTTGCCATAACTGTGGTTGGTCGGGGAAGCCGCTAAGGTGGATAAAGGAAGTTTCGAACACTACTGATGAAGATGTAATAAAAGAACTAAGAGAGCATGTACCGGATGTTGAAGATATTATTAGCAGAAGTGAAGATTCTAAACCAGACTTTAAAGTCACTACCTTACCTAAGGATAGTATTAATTTGTCTGACAAGCTTCAGCTTGACTTTTATAATAGCAGCAACGTTGTTACGGCTGTTCAGCATTTAATTAAGGAAAGACGGTTAGATACAGCAGTAAATAAACCTTCAGCGTTATATGTATCATTAACCGATATGGTTCATAAAAATAGACTCGTTATACCTTTCTTTAATGAGCAGGATGAAATTGAGTTTTATCAAACTAGAACAGTCTTAAACAAAGATAATAAAGTTAAACCGAAATATTTAGGAAAGGTAAATGCTGAAAAAACTCTCTTTAATATTGACCGTGTAAGTAGCGATCATGATTGTGTTTATATATTTGAAGGACCAATTAATGCTTTTTTTACGAAAAATTCAATTGCTGTAGCAGGTATTACTGAACGCGGTAAATCATTTACACAACGACAAGAAGAGCAGTTAAATACAACGCTTAAATGGTATGATAAGACGTGGATACTTGATTCACAATGGGTTGATCAAGCATCCTTAGTAAAGTCTGAAGTACTATTGAAACAAGGGGAGAGAGTGTTTATATGGCCGGAAAAGTTCGGTAAGAGATTTAAAGACTTTAATGATATTGCTATAGCTTGTAAGATAGATGAAATAAAGTGGAGCTTTATAGAAAAAAATACCTTCGACGGAATCGAAGGTATTGTAAGGTTATCCGAAATTAAAAAATATCGAAATCAGACGTATTTAAACTGAGCATTGCCAGTTTGTGCGAGGTAACCTTTAAATGATTCGTTTAACGCAGCAAGCTCTGTTGCAACTCTAGCAATTTTACGTTGTTCTGAAGCTTTCATTCTATCAAAAATAGTATCGGGTTCTGCATTTGCTAGAAGAGTTTGAATAGAGTCAGGAGACGACCCATTTAAGTACTCTAAAAAGGTTTCAATCTCACCCACCCAGCCTTCAAGTGTGGCTCTCATAGCTGCATTACGCTCACTAACAGCTAGCGCTGCTTTAACGTTTGGATCTTCTTCAGTAACAGTCTCATCAACATCAATATCAACATCAAAGTCTCCTGCATTAGTATTATCATCTAATTCTGCCTCAAAAGCTTCTCGCTCTTCTACTGCCTGCTCGGTGAGAGATTTATAAAAACGTCTTTCGAATTTAGTCATAAAATTATTTAGTCTCTAGCATAAATAATTACATGGATGGAGCGGATTTTCCTTATAGTGTAGGCCCTGAAGATAAGCCTATTAATTTTCATATGAATGTACAAGATCAAATTGATATGTACAAGGATAATGAAAAACACCAAAAAGCACCTCCTATCTTACCATTTGAGCTTGAATCTATGAATCAAGAGCTATGTGAGGTCTTCTCAAGGTTAGCGAATATACGTAATATGTTAGCTCGAGCAGTAAAACAACCGGTTCAGGGTGATCCTACACAATTACCATTTGATCAACCAGCTGGCAGTATTAATAGAGGTGCCGTTCAAAATATAACCGATAAAATTGATCAGATCAATGAGTTAATACTTGATATTCCAGAAGACTTGGCTAAAATAGCTATATGACTATTTTAAGGTCGCTTCTTATTACTATATTAGTATCTATTGCAATTGGTTTTGGCTTACGTAATGTATTCGGTTTTTGGGAGACGGCTATCCTCGCTTTCGTAATACAATTCTTAATATCATTTATTGTTTCTTCTTTAAAGATAAATAAAGTAGATACCCTGACTGCAGAATTTGAAAGTGAACTGCAACAATTATTGGATTTAAGTGAAGTCACTATTTCTTGTCCTTGTGGTAATTATTCTTTTACAGAAAATATATTTTTAAATTTGGAGAATACGTATACTTGCGAAAAATGCAACAACGACTTTAGACTTGAAGTTAATGTTACACCGACTCTTCTTACACAGCCGATTAGTGTTAATCAATCTTTTGCTGATCTTACAAAAACCGATCTTCCGGAAGATAATAATGATGAGATTAAAATTACTTCTGAGTACAAGCAAGGAACGGAACTATAATATAATAATTATATAAACTATGAAAAAATTTAAATTTAATTTAAAAGACGGTAGTACAAAGACAATGGAATTTGATGAACTAGTTCGTTGGGCGTGTTTAATTGAAGCTCTTGAAGTAGTTGGCGGTCAAGAAGACGTAGATGTAGATAGCGATAAATGGATTAAGCCTTTAGCTTTCCAAAAGTATATTGATGAAAGATATCACTCTATGAGACATGACCTTAAGGTCGAGGCTTCTTTAGGTAATTTGTAATATTATTTACCAAACTGATATCCAAAATACTCAATGTCTTTTGCGCAAATTTCCGCAACAATTTTTTCTGTTTCGGAGTCGTATAGTTCTGTATACGTATTATGTATTTTGCCTCTACCTGACCAAGAGAGCTGCTGCTGAGGTATCTTTATTTTTGTACAAACTGTATTAAAGTCTTGTTGTAAATTTTCAAAACTTATAATATAATCCATCTTTATTACTCCGTCGTGCATTATAAAGTTAGATTGAATTAAAGGGCTACAGGATTCATTCCAACCCTTTTCACGTAAATGATTTTCCCTCCAGTGATGAGGCATGCCTTTCTTAACCCAATCCCTAAATCCGTTAGGGGTTTTCGGATTTAAACCATACACATTTTGCATACCTGATTTATTATGGTAATAATACCAAGAAACTGCTCTACTCCATGGGTTTCTTATTACAGCAAATTTAAGGTAATCGTCTAAAATAACGCCTTCGTTTGCCCGGTGGTTGAATATTTGCCTACCCTTATGAATAGTGCCTTCAGTATATGAAGCAATGGTGTGATGTTTAGGTCTAGGTACTCCATTCCAACCGAGACCGTGTCTAACACTTTTCCCAGCATTTTTAGGTATATGTATAAAAATGTATTTTTTATCGTGATCTATCATTTTCTTATTTCTTAGTTCTGTCTAAAACTCCATCAGGCCCCCATTTTTTAACAAATTGCTTAAAATCTCTCCTCCATATAGGACCTTTATTTGGATTGTTTCTAGAAAACCCAAAGTGCCGTAAATTTGATAGATTGTGTTGATAAATCTTTAAGTCGGCATTTAAGACTCTTTTAATTAAATCCCAATCTGCATAAGCTACAAAAAATGACTCGTCTAATAATCCAATCCTATCAAATGTATCTCTTCGTATAAACATACAGTTACAAGCAAGATATTCTTTTTCTTGCCATACTAAATTTTTATCTTTTCTAGAGAATCTCTCCGTAACAGGACTTACTATACCTACGTCTTTCTGTTGCAATTTTTTCATTATTGCGGGGATATCGATATTAATAATTTCTATATCAAAATCGATTAAACATACAACTTCACTCTTACAATTTTTAATTAATTTATTTCTAGCTTTCGAGAGTCCAATATTTGCTAATGTATTATCATGGATATATACATTAGCACCAGCTTCGATAAAATAATTTTTTACATCTTTGAGGTATTGCTCCTCTTTGCTTTTGTTTGTATAGTAAGGCACTAAACAAACATCTAAATTAGTGCATATTGTTTGCATAGCTATATTCATCGATCATTGGAAACATTAAGCGACTAGTAGAAAAACTTTTTATCATGGATGCAAATAATACTTTGTCCATATGCTTATTAAAGCAATATTTATAAATTAAGAAATCACATAATTTATCAGCGTTTGCTATCGGCTCAATTCTTGTCGGTAAAGATTGACTGCTATAGTGTACACCAAAGCAATTATAAAATGTACCCATTTGATATTGTACAATTGGAACATTTCTCAGACAGCAATCAACAGCGAAAGTTGAATTATACGATATTACAAATTCTTTACCCTCAATTATAGAAACTGGCGCCTTGCCAAAATTACAACCATATTTTTTTGCTATATTAGCAAATTCATCATATATTTCGTTCGAATTCCATGGATGCATCTTTACAAATAGACTCTTACCGTAAAACCTACAACAATCATTTACAAATTCCATGTAATTTTTTTTATTTGAAACGGAATAAATAGATCGATCCCCGGGATTTTGTAATGCAAGAATGATATTTTCTTCAACCTCTTTAACGTCACCAAAAGCCGCGTTAAATTTTGATTGTAAGTGTTCAGGTCTATTTAATATTAACTCCCTTGCAGATTTTCTACCGTTTAAATCAAAGCTTGTAATTTCACTATAAGCTTGTCTAGAGTTTAAAGAATTAGTATGGTAGTTTCCAACAGTATCGATAAAACAACCTTCATTAAAAAAACCAGTTTCCATTACTCCAAATTTATGTGCAAAATCTGGTTTATAAGATTGACTACCCCAATATATAACATAATCTTTTTCTCTAAAGCGCGACTCTTCGAAAGTAAATCCAAAGCTATTTGCTTCTTCTTCGTCTTTGATAGGAGTCATACCGCCGTAATGTATAGCATACTTTGGTAACAAAATATTCATATTTTTAACTCGTTTTTAACCTCTTGAATAAAATCTTGCGGTATTCTATCTTTAAACTGGTCTATAACAATGTTAGTATCTAAGCCTACCTCTTGATGTCCGATCATATAGTTTCTAAATCTATCTTTAAGATCATTTCGATACGGTACACCACTAGGTCTATCAAATCTATGATTCCACCGAAGAAACGGTAGGCACATTACTTTTTTGCCATATTTTCTATACTTTTCGTGAATGTATCCTTCTTCACCCCCAAACCCTCTAAAGTCAGGATTAAAACCTAACCAACTATCCTGACGACATGTAAATAATCCTAATCCTTGTGCTTCAATTTCAAATGGCTCGCCATCTATGTCCTGGCCTCTTGTATCCGTTGCCCATTCACCCCACATATGCGCACCCCATTTACTTAAATTGAAGTGTGTGCTATAACTTTTCAAGTCATCGTAGAGTAAAGGACCGTGTAATAAATTACCTTCGTCTTTACCACTGTCATAATAATCTAAAAGCTTCTTTAAGGCGCCATTTTCAAGTAACACATGACAATCCATTACCAACACATATTCTGTATTTGCTAAATCAAATATTTTTGATCGTAAGGCGGTAGATTGAAAATTATCGTATTCGATATATGTGGCAGGCTCTTTAATCCAGTTTTTATAATTATAGAGCGCTTTACCCTGATTAGAGTTAGGGTTGTTATTTATAATAACAAATTCTAACCTATCAAGAATATCTCTATTATGTAATCTTGCTGATTGTAGAGTAAAATACGCTCCGTCATAATCATCGTATACACAAATACCAATAGTAAGCTTTCCTGTCATATGACATTACTTACTAAAACTTTAGAACATTGCAACGCGGACCTCCTCTAGATTCCGGCGGACAAATTGTCGTCGGCGGCGGGGGTGTTGTTAATGTTGTGGTTGATGTCGTCGTCGAAGTGGTCGTCAGCGGCGGAGTGGTCTGCACCGGTGGTGTGGTCGGCGTCGTTGGCACTCCTGGTCCACCAGGCGGAATTATTATCGGCTGTGTA